TTGAAGCCGTGAAATGTGCAAAGATAGTCAGCGGCTGTATCTTTGCCGCTACCGATGAGTCCTGTTATTCCTATGATCATTCTTATACTATAACATAAGAAGTGAGTGTTGTCAAGCCTTAACCTTGTACCCAAGTGAGAGGCTGCGAATAATCTACGTAGGCTTTCAATTCCATTATCAATCGCTCTTGGTCTGCTTTGGATTCAGCCTTCATAGCAGCACCATTCAGTGACGTTCCGCCACCAGGACCTGCAATTGATTGAAACTTCTCACGAGCTTCACCAATGATGCCTTTAAGCACTGCTAGGATATAGTCGCCAATCCAAACCCCTGCGCCAGGATCCTGTAACAATTCTAGTTCGGGACGTTGTACGTCTGCCCAAATAAGAATGCGTTCGCCGGTTCCTTTGAAGTCTCTAGTGACCTTTAGCAACTTACTAACCGGGTTAAAGGTATATGTAAGATAACCACCAAACATACGTGCTGTAAGTTCTACGTAGCCTGCATAAAAATCGTATGTAGCAAGACCACCGGTATAGTTATAATTCAGTAGATAGGTATTGAGAATTGCACTTGAGAACGGGTCAAATGACGTTGAACTTGGACCTGTCTCAAGCCCTACTGTGCGTCTGAACAGGGATCTTACGTTGATGAATTCGCTGGGCAACGTGTATTCATACACATTCTTCTGTACGGTGAAGAGTGTGTATGATTCTATGTTAGCGTTCTGCGCTCTTTGGCGGTAAAGCTTGATGGCATAATTATATGCTGCTTCATAGTGCTGAGGGTCAAGTTCGAGGTCAACAATGTCGCCGCCCATACGTAGACGAAGGTTCTCAAAGAGTCCTTGCTTGTACTCAATTAAGTCTTGGTTATTTGGTGTTGCTAGAAGGTCTGCTGCCATGTTCGTTTCCTGTTATACTTTATTTATCAGGAAACGACCACGACCTCTATTCTATTGTACTTAAACTAACTGCTTACTTTTAATAACGCAATCAATAGCATCCTGTACAGTGATGATATAGTCTAGTTTTTCATCAGGTATCTGAACATTAAATTCTTCTTCTAGGCGCATTACAAGTTCAATTGCGTCTAATGCATCGCCCTTTAAATCCTCAATGAGACGATCTTTAGGATGTACTTTGCCTAAACCAAACTGTTCAGCGATAAGTTTTAAAATAGATGCTTCAAGCTTATTGCTCACAAGTCACCTTCTTTGCGGTTCTCGCTGTAGTGTGCATCAAACTCGCCGCCTGGATAACGTGCTTCTAGCTTGCTAACGTTTTCAGCAATAACATCGTTAGGATCAAGACCAAGTGCGTTACAAGCGTTCATCCAATACCACATAATATCGCCTAGTTCACGCTTCATATGAAAAATGTTTTCTTCGTTGAGGGGCTTACCCTGAAAGAAAATCTTCTTCACGATTTCGTTGAACTCTCCACCTTCACTAGCAAGACCGATACCTGAAGTGAGTAGCAACGGGATATTAACACGGCTGTTGTTGTGTAGCTTACGAACATGCTCTACAAATGTTTCTGCATCCTTGCTAGGTTCCGACGCTACAGTAAGAACAAAATCTGCGTACTTGTTTAAATCAATTTGAGTTGTCATATATTTTCCTTTTAGAATGCTTTGAGGATGACCATATCAGCATTGAAGCGACCATTTGGTACAGCCTCAACAGCCTTGATCTCCTTGAAATACTTACGAGCAACGGGCTTACTACCCATCAACGCCTTAATCTGTTCAACAGGCTTGCGAAGCGTCTTCATGCCGCTTTCTTTCTTGTCAAAACCAATGATAGTATTGCCCTTGACCATCAGACACTTACTGTAAGCGTCTGCAACGTAGTGATGCATCTTACGCTTCTTAGTGTCATAGACCCAAGCTTCGGTGCTCTCATGAAGCTTAACGGGGCTTAGACCAGTAAGTTCAAGCATGAGTGCATCGTCCTTAAACGCCTTACAATACTTAAGACGAGCGACAATCTTTTCAACAGGTACAGCCTTCTTAGCACGAGGCTTCTTAGTAGCCTGCTTAAGACTGATGTAGCCATTCATTTCGGCGATAATGTCTTCGATAATCTTGATAGCGTAACGGATTTGCATCTTGCTATAGTGACTATAGCCCTCGTTCAATTGATCGCACTTGCCACCCTGAACTTCAAGATATTCGTCAAGCAGTCGTTGATAACGCTTGATAGCACTAGCCATATGCTGCGGGAGAATATTACGAGTAGCCAGTGCGCCTACCACCTTCTTGTCAACGCTGAAATCCTTAGAGCAGCCCGAATCAATAAATTCGTCAAACAGTGCTTCAATGTCGCCGAAGGCTTCATCAGCCTTTTCACGCATAATTTCCTGAATGTTGACTACCTTCTTAGGCTTCTCTTCACCTTCGGTTTCTTCTTTCTTAGCAGTGAGTGCAGAACCTTCAATGGCAAGCGTCTCAATCCACTTAACGAGACCAGTCTTATAGCCATCTGGAACAAGATTAGGATTAACTTCAAGAAGATGGGCAGTAGCAGCCCAATGACTATACATATCAACCTTCCAATCAGGAAGACGATTGATCTTAGTCAGTACATCTTTAGGAAAGTTCTGTTTGATATACTCCCTAACCTTGTTGCCGCAATCTTTGCGCTCAACATCATAGTGAGCAAAGAACCTAGCCTTATCCCAATTGTCAGTGGGCATCAAGCTAAAGCGATTGACGCCGCGACGAGGGGCACGAGTAGTCTTCTTAGTAGACTTAGCTTTGATGATTGCGGGGCGACGAGCCATATTATATCTCCTGAATTATCAGCTTATATATCACTATACAACGGTAGGCTTGCAATGTCAAGCCTTAAGTTTATCAAAAATCATATTTTGGAGTTCGTTCTGTTCCTCAAAAGACAGATAAAAGTCAGTTGTTGGGTCCCAGTATGCGCCCTCTTTCGGGTCGTAGTATGTTACTCGACCGTTTGGATAGAAGAAGGGACCTTCAAGACCCTTGCGCGGCTGATACTTAGTCTCACGGTCACGAAGAACACGATATCCCATACACTATCTCCTTGCTATAGTCTTCTTATAGCAGTTTTGGGTAACCGTGTCAACCTTTTTTCAGCTTTTTTCTACCCGGGGTAGCATAATCACGATTAGTAATTGTTTTATACTTGTGGCAGCAACTGCAAAGTGTTTGTAAATTATTTGGATCATTGTTGTACGGGTTACCGTCAATATGATCAACTTCAAGTTGTGCCATTAGCATGATGGTAGTTGTGCAAGTAAACCCAAATCGGCTGTCAAGATTTTCACAATATGTTTTACGAAATGCAAGGTGTGCAGAAGCAAGCCCCACATGTTCCGGGCAATAGGTAGTAAACTTAAGTTCACCTTTTCGGTTTGTGCCGGATATACTCGTTTTTTTGCGGCATCCGGGAGCAGAACAACATGGAGCAGACCGGCGGTCAGTAGCTGCCAGTTTCTCTTGGAATCGAATCCGGCGCTTAGTGTGGCACGAACTGCAATATGAGCGGAAGATTGGCTGACCAAAAACATTACGATTTACTAGCTGCCCGGCGTTGTTACAACCAGGTGTAATACAGCGAGGACGATCATTCATAGAAACGATGATCTTTTCGACTGAAGTTTTAATTTTCATGATACTCAACTTTTCATTTCTGTTGCTGATATACTCTTATAACAGTTTTGGGTAACCATGTCAACCTTTTTTTTCCGATAAATAACTATATGCCAAAGTTAAGTTTATATCGTTCGAACAAACAAAACGACTATCGCTTTCTAGACAGAACGATAGCCGAGCAATTCACCGTGGGCGGCACAGACCTATATATTCACAAATATTTAGGTCCAGCAACAGGTGATACTTCAACTGATTTTACTCAGCCCAACTATGATACGCTAGACCCATTAAACATTCAAGACTTGTTGTTCTTAGAGAACCGAGATAGAAAGTATGACAAAGATATCTATCGTTTACGTGGTCACTATAACGTACAGAACTTAGATTTTGACTTAAGCCAATTCGGGCTGTTCCTGAATAATGATATCATCTTTATCACTGTCCACTACAACGATATGATAGATCTTGTAGGTAGAAAACTTATGGTCGGTGACGTACTGGAACTTCCGCACTTACTTGATTACAATCCACTCAACGAAACTATTCCAGTTGCATTAAAGAGATTCTATCAAATTACGGATAGTAACTATGCAAGTGAGGGCTTTAGTCAAACTTGGTATCCTCACTTATGGCGTATTAAGTGTGAACCACTTGTCAACAGTGAAGAATTTACTGACATTCTTAAAGAGCCGATCAATCAAGACAACTATCTCGGTGATTGGGATAAGGATAGAACTTATCCACCGGGCTATACTATTGCGTTCGGAGACAAAATTTACGAATCAATTATAGAAGTTCCGATTGGAATTAGTCCTCCTAACCCAACATATTGGTTGCTAAAGGAAAATGATAGTTTGGCTAGTATTCTCTCAACCTATAGTAAGAACATCGCAATCAATGATGCTGCACTACGAGAAGCACAGAGGTTAGTACCCAAAGCAGGATACGATACTAGTAAGCTATATGTTGTTCCAACATACGGCGAGTACGAGTCAAACACTACACTATCCGGTAAGTATAATCAACCTGCGCCGCCAATTGATGTTAACACAATTCCTACAACTAGCAATACATCACCGTCTGGGCAGGTTGTCTATATGCGTAATCCAAAGTACAAATATGCAAGTGCAGGCATCAAAGTATCAAAAAATGCACTGCAATCTATTTGGGATATGACCGCAGATAGTGACCATATGTCAATGGATGACAAAATTAATAAATTCGTACAAGCAAGTTTAGAAATGGTCGAGCAGGCTCCAGAAAGAATCGGAAGTGGTTCTGGTTCAGTAGAAACTACTAAGCTATTATCAGTGCAATCGTTTGGCATCATCGACGGACCATACGGAACTGCTGATAATACCTATGCTACCGCAGATCAAAATCCTGAACTACCCGGATTCACCGGTGACATTACTCAGCAAATGGACTATCGTGCAGACTGTGATCCTAGATATCAGTTTATTGTTCGTTCGAGTCCTAGATCATTTGGTTACTCAGCAGGAATGCTTACTGGCGACGGTCAAGCACCTAATGGTTATCCGACTGGCGCTGGTATTGCGTTTCCGCAGAATCCGCAAGTCGGGGACTATTTCTTACGCATAGACTACAATCCCCAGCTATTGTATCGTTGGGACGGTAGAATTTGGGTTAGAATCAGTGAGAACGTAAGAACTGAGACTGGATTCACTGTCGAGGATAAATCGCAACTATCAGGATTTATTAATGATCAAGAAGAAATCTATCTAAATAGTGAAGGAACATTTGTTCCGCAGGCACAGCCACTATCGTCGGTATTACAGCCGACGCTACCCCCTGTTCCCCCAGTAGTATAAGATTTTAGTTTACAATTATCAAAGTGCCATCTAGGCATTGATGATGACCCTCCCTGTTTATTACAGTGAGGACATGTCACTATATTGTATTTCATCCCTCTTCTAGAGGTTGCACTTTTCTCTACCCAAGCTTTAGGCAAAGGTCTTCCTTTATTTTTATTTGGTGCGGTTCTTTCTTTTGATTTTTTATATTTCTTGCCTACCTTTTTTGCAAGATATTCAGGAGAACGCTTTATTCCAGTTTGTCGGTTGCTTTTTTGTTTATTTTGTTCTACTGAGTGTTTTCTACCGACATGCGCTTCAGCAATTTTTTTCCGTCCTGCTGGTCCAGGATCGCCACCATCTTTACCATTTTCGGCTTTTAAATTGGCCCAATCTTTAGACTCAACTATATCATTTTCTGTAGAAAATCTTAGTGCAAAGTCAGTGCAATCTTCTTGATTCTGAAATTCCCAAACAGAAACAGTCTCTATGTCTAGACCATGCTTATTTAAATGTCGTTTCCAATATTTTCCTGATCCCGCATAGGTATACGGTTCAGATGTCGTTTTGCCAAAGTAATTAAGTCCTGTTTTAAGATGACGTTTGTGATATAGATAAATAATCATGCTGGTGCTCCTTTATAGCATTAGAGTGAGTGGGTAGTTCCAATACCGTGACTCACAACTATTTATGCAAGGAATTATGTTTTGGCTGCCTTCTTTTACGATAATCAGATTAGAAGATTTCTAATTCAATTTGCTAAGATTTTTAGCAATTGGTATGTCACCAGAGGCAAAGATCCTAACGGTAATGAAATTCTTGTTAGAGTTCCTATTATGTATGGTGATAGTAGTAGACAAGCTGCCACTATTATTGCTAATAACAGTGCTAGTAACTTGCCCTCAGCGCCGATGATTACTTATTATGTTAGTGGGCTAGAGTACGAACAAAGCAGAACACAAGACCCATTCTTCGTAGATAAAATGCAAATTCGTCAACGTGCAGTTAATCAAGACACCGGTGAATTCGAACAGACTCAAGGGCAAGCATTTACATTAGAAAGAATGATGCCTGTTCCGTATAAATTAAGAATTACTGTTGATTTTTGGACTACAAATTATCAACAGAAGCTAGAACTAATTGAGCAGCTTGGGGTACTGTTTAACCCTGCATTAGATATTCAAAGCACTGACAACTTTGTAGACTGGACTTCATTGACAGTAGTGTATCAAGATGGGTTGACGTTCTCAAGTAGAAGCATTCCACAAGGTACCGGAAATCCAATTGATGTTATGACTTGGAAATTCTATATGCCGATTTGGATTACAACGTCAAGTAAGCTTAAGAAGATGGGAGTGATTCATAAAGTTATCGCTTCTATTTTTAAAGGTAATGCTTTCCAAGATATGCAAGATGACGATTTATTACTGGGAACTCGGCAAAAGATTACCCCATACGGATATAAATTACTACTGCAAGGTAATCAACTACAGTTACTACCTGCAAACGAAGCACTCTATCCTCCTAATTCATCACTAGAACAACCTACTAATCCAAACACTAGCTTATACTGGGCTAGTTTGCTTAACGTATACGGAGCAGTAAAGCCTGGTATTAGTCAGATTTGGCTACAGAATCCATATATCGCAGATGACATTGTAGGAACTATTGTACCTGATCCACTTGACGATAGATACTTAATTTATAGCATTGACCCTGATACGCTGCCGCAAAACACAATGTCCCCGGTAACCAGCGTTATTAATCCTCAATTGACTGCACCTAATGCAGGATTGCCCGGACCTACTCCAGGTGTAAGATATCTTATTGTAGAGGACATTGGTTCTGAAGGAGATACTACTGTAGCTTGGGGCGATCTAGTAGCGTATGCTAACGATATCATCCAATATAATGCTAACGCTGGCGAATGGCAAGTTTCATTTGATAGTATCAACGCTAATAACGTAGAATTTGTAACCAATCTCACTACAAACGTACAGTATAGATATGTTCCTTCAGAAGGTATGTGGATGAAATCTTACGAGGGTTGGTATGAGCAAGGTGATTATAGTATAGTTTTATGACCCATCAAGCTGCCGGCGTTTTCTTTTACAGTAAATCTACTCACCGTTATCTTTATTTGCTAAGAACTGACTCAAGAAGTCCTACATGGAGTATACCAGGTGGGGGCATTGAACAAGATGAGACATTGTTTGAGGGTATTGCAAGAGAATGCGATGAAGAAATGAAATTTGATATTTCTGAACTAAAATTAATACCCATTCAGAAGTTTGTGAACAACGCATTTGTATATCATACTTTTTTCTGTGAAGTCGAAGAAGAATTTATTCCTGCATTGAATGATGAGCATGTCGGTTATGCCTGGGTAACAGAAGGACAATATCCGAAGCCTTTACACCCCGGATTATTTTCTACTGTGAATATTGATATTGTAATTGAAAAGTTGAATAGTCTTACTTGATTAGATACCGAGTAATTTTTCTAGAGTAGGCCATCCCAATGCCCCAGCTAATACACCAGCTCCCATAAGCATCCATCTCCATTTTTCTAGAGCAGATACTTTCTTTTCAACCTTTGCGTGTTGTTCTTTATTTTCTTCTTGAAAATTTGTAATGAGTTGTTGTGCTGCGAGGGCATGGCCATCAATATGAGAGCGCAAGTCCTTCAGGTCAGTTTTGATATCATCCATTTTTTCATTTAGATATCCATACTGTACCTGAAGGACTGCAATTTCGGTCTCAGTCTCTTTAATCTTTTGAACTGTAGAAGCCTGAGCCATCGTTTATTCCTTATGCGTTGCCAATTTGTACAATTGGGTAAGGCTGACCTGGGTTTGCATTTGCAGCAGCGGCAGCATTGAATGTTGAGAATGCTGGGTTAGCGTTCTGCAATACGATGTTACCTGTTGCAACTGGACCAGATGTTGCAGTAAAGAGTTCAGCAGTGTGATCGCTGAGGCTCTGAACATTAACAGTACCTGAGTTAGCATAAGTTGCAGTGATTGTCATTGTGTTTGGAAGCAATGCAGTATTTGCAACGTTAGCAGTATAAACTGCACCAGTTAGACCAGTTGTAGTACCTGTTACGAGATACTTCTGCTTGCCCTTTTGACGAACAATGTAGCCTGCTTCTGGTAATACTTGAATGAATGTATCACCTGCACCACTTACACCCGTGCTATTATTTGCCGCATCAGCATCCAACACTAGTTGTTGCTGAATAGCATTTGCTGTTACACTTGCGTTTGATGTAACTGCTTGTGGTGCACCACCTGGTGTTGCAGAAACAGTGAATGCTGTCGCATTGGCAATTGTTTTGACAAAGTAAGCTGTATCTGCTGATAGTCCGCCGAATGCTGTATCAAAAGTTACTGCGCCGTCCAACACAAGTGTCTGTGCATTTCCACTTGTGCGAATGACGTTACCTGTTGCAGTTGAGTTAGCGACTGCTACTGTTACATCACCAACGTTGTCGGCAACTGTACCTATTAATGTTACAGCGCCTGTTCCTATTACTGTATTAGCACCGTAACCTTTTGTTCCATACTGAGCAAAGATAATTGTACCATTAGCGATATTAGCAAAGTCAGTACCTAAACCAACTATAACATTGCTACTTGTACTTGCTAATTGTGTACCTGTACCTTGAACACCAAATCCAACGTTAGCAAGTACTTGCTTACCGTATTGTGCAGTGTTGCCACCGACTACTGAGTAAGTGTTTGCGTTTGTTGCTGGCCACTGAGGACCGTTTGGATTGTTGAAATACATATCAACTGGAGCAACAGTAGTTGCAATAGTTTGACCTGAAGTAGATGACAAGTCAACCTTAGCTGAAGTTGGGTTAGCGTTTAGTGGAGTTGCAGAAACAGTAAATGTACTGTTATTTCCAGCATTTACTACTTGAAGAATCCAGTAGAGTGTGCCAGCAATTAGTCCGCCAACGTTAGATGCGGTTACGAATGGCATACCTGCAATGATGCCGAGATTAGTGAAGTTTGCTGAAGTTGTTACGATATCCGTTGCAGCAGCAGTTGCAGTAATAGTAATGACTGCCTGTGATTTAGCAATTTTTAGTGGTCTACCCATTTGTTTTCTCCTTTGAAAAGCGAGTTCTAGTCGCTACGCAGTGGGTACTGCATAAGTTCTCCTCATTGAGAACGTTACAATGTATTTAGCTTTATTGCGAAATTATTCGGTACCTGTATTGGCATGTGGCATGCCTAATTCTGTAATACTGAATTCTGATCCGGCTCCGCCGCCTGTTGTAAGGAACGCCACTACGTTGCCTTGACCGCAATAAACGCTATTATAGCTGTCATTAGCAGAATAAATCGCTGACTGCTGGGTAGCAATTGCGTAAGGAACACCTGCATTATTAAAAGTGTATGCAACATTTGATAGGGCTACTCCTGCGTTTGCAGTTAGCGTCAAACTAGTAGCATTAGCAATATTTGCTACAATTCCTACTGTTGTTCCAGTGGTATTTCCTATCCAAGCGCCGATTTCTAGCTGAGTGTTAAATGCAGTTCCTACACCAGTAACTGTTACTGAGTTAGTTGCTGCTGTGGCTGTTCCAGTACCGGCTACTCTAGGATAGCCTGTTACGGCGTGAATAGCTACGCCTGTAGTTGATATTCTAATTTTGTCTGTAGCAATATTAGCTGATTGCTGTGATACTGCATTACCTGTATATACGTAAGATGCCATTTTATTATCCTTATAATCTTCCGACTGCTACTTCAATGACGCCTTCATAACCATCAAAGTCTTGCAGTGCTTTACCTATTACCGTACCCATAGAAGGGAACTGATTTGGTCTTGCGAATCCATTGCCACCTGAAATGAGCATGTCGCCTTTACTAATCTTGCCACGAACTTTACATGGTACACGACCTTGTAGTGCTACTGCGGTCAGTAGTCCGGGACAGGTTGCGTTCATGACATATGCTGGGTTAGTAGACACTACGCCTGCTACTCTATTTGTACCGTCATCTGCTAGAGTGACTTCTTTCTCTCCACCAAACATCAACACCGTGCCAGGCAGATATTTTACATCAGCTTCGTAGTATTCTGCAAGGTCAGCGTAAGTAGCAGTTAAGCTTGAACCTGTTGTTAATGTCCAGTTGCCGGTTATGTTACCTGCTGTAGTGTTTGCGCCTGCTGTAATTTGCGTAGTAGTTAACGCTCCACTTACACCTAATGATGTTAATGTGCCAGTTGATGTAATATTAGGCTGCGCCGCAGTTGTTACAGTACCAGCAGTAGTTGCAGCTCCGGTCAATGCACCCGTAAATGTTGTTGCACTTACATTACCTGCACTAATGTTACCTGTTACTGCCAGTGATGTTAATGTGCCAGTTGATGTAATATTAGGCTGTGCCGCTGTAGTAACAGTACCGGCTGTACTTGCTGCTCCAGTCAATGCGCCTGTAAATGTTGTTGCACTTACATTACCTGCACTAATGTTACCAGTGACACTTAAACTTGTTAACGTACCAACTGATGTAATATTAGGCTGCGCCGCAGTTGTTACAGTACCAGCAGTAGTTGCGCTTGTCGCCGCGCCGCTTAGTGCACCGGTGAATGTTGTAGCACTTACGTTACCTGCACTAATATTACCTGTCACTGCTAATGAAGTTAGTGTACCAACACTAGTGATATTGGGTTGTGCTGCTGTTGTCACTGTGCCAGCAGTAGTGGCTGTTGCAGCAGCAAGGTTAGCAACAGTAGTAGTTGATGTAACTACAAGAGGAGCAGTGCCAGTTGCAATATTGCTGATCAACTGCGTACCGCTAATATTTCCAGTAGCAATAACTCTGGCTGTGCCTAAGTTACCGACGTTCGCATTACCTGTTACACTCAATGCGCCGCCTGTTACCAAATTACCACCAGTAACATTACCAGTTGCAACGATTAATCCAGCAGTTCCTAAGTTACCAACGTTCGCATTGCTAGAAGCATTCAAAAGAGTTACTGAAAGATTTCCGGTTGCTGCGTTGAATGAAATATTAGCGTTAGATGCTAGTGCATAGTTTGCACTAGTGTTAGCACTTACCATAACAGGATAGAATGTACCTGTTGTTTGCGTAGTCACTACACCGAAATCTGAAACGTTAGAATATGCTACGCTTAAGTTAGATACTCGGGTAACAGATGTTACTTGTAGCGGAGGAGTTCCGTTAGCTATATTAGATATAAATCGGGTAGCAGTTGATACACCAGTTGCATTTAAATTACCTACGTTAGCATTGCCATTCAGAGTTAATAATTTTGTAGAATTGTTATAGGTAAAATCTGCATTACCCTGCAAGAGACTGGTATCATTGTATTGAATTTGAGTAGGCGTACCTGCGGCTGCAAGTGAAGATGTTCCACCTGATACTAATGATACGGCGCGACCGCCCGGAACATACACTGCTGCGCCAGTCGGACTTGCTTCTGTACCTGGATCAAAGGTATTGCCACCAGCAATCGTTGAAATAGTAATCCAAGTATTTGGGGCTGATGTGTCTTTAGTCTTAACGTAGTATGTTTGACCAACAACAATTGTACTATTACCTAAATCACCGGTAAATACAACAGGGTCATTTAGAGTAAAGGGCGTTGCATCGGATACTGTAATTTGATCTGTTAAAGTGTCGGTTGCCGAAACTGTAGCATAGGGGAAAGTACCATAACCAGTAGAGTCTACTGTATTTGCTAAGCCAGAATCATGATAAAGTGCAAAAGTATTAGAAGTGAGAACATCTACATAATATACATTACCATTAAGTTGCGTCATTCCAGTAACATTTGTTACAGTGATTGATGCACCCTGAGTGAAAAAGTTATCCTGAGTAGTAGTTACTACTGCTGGATCAGCTTTGGTGACGTTTTCAAAAAACGAAGTAATACTGGATTTAGGTGTCCAAGATAGATTACCTACTCCATCAGTTTCAAGAACATAACCAATTGCGCCGCCGTCGATCTTAACATTAGAAACATCGCCCAATGTTATTAATCCACCTGCATCCCCGCCCTTATTGACCCACTCACTGCCATCATAGGCTAGTACTTGACCGTCAACCAAAGTGACATTGCTGATATTTAAATTGCCAACTGAACCGTTAATTTGACTAAAATTAATCTGCGAGTATGAAGTAAGAACTTCAATGTTCTCGTTAGGGGTAGATTTACCAATGAAAAGTCGTTTGGCATCAGTCGCCCAACCAAACTCTGCATCGTCCAGTTGTGGTAAGTCTACTAAATTACCCGAACGTTGTTGAATTTTAGAAATCTGTAAAATTGCCATAAGTGTAATCTTTGTCCGTTAATTACACTTATTTATCTTTACAGGTTTAAATGAACTTGGTGTAGTATTCCTCTACTCGTTTCCACCAGTTATCTGACCAGGTATCAAACTCATTGCCTTCTACAATAAACTCTTGATATTGATTATCAGCACTACACATAAGGATTACACCCTTGCGTATCTTAGTTCCGTATATTTCATTATGTGCGTTTGCGTAGGCAGTCAACTGTAGAAAATAGTCTTCAATCCATTCACGCTTCTTTGGCTTGTTTGTTTGCTTGAAGTCTAGGATAGCTTCATCGCCACTATGTAAGCCAACTAAGTCTGTGGTCCCAGCATAAATTTTAGGAAAATATAGAGATACTTCCGTGCCCCAGAACTCGGGACAGTTGGATAAGCCTTGAGATATGATTGTATGCGCCATCGTATGTGATTGCTTGCTATACGGATTGCTTCCGGGCTCACCTGTTTCTCCTGTAAGAACATAGTTCTCAAGATACTTATGCATTCTGGTGCCTCTTCCGGCAGCTTCTGTGGTGATTTCCTTAGCTTTTTGTTCGCCTACTCTGCGGCGCCATTCAATCAACGCTTTCTTTGCTTCAATTGGTTTTGTTGCGTCAAGGATAGTAGTGACGCTTGGAAGCTTATTGCCATCGGGTGCAACATACTTACGACCTTCTGTAGTCGTTTCACGTTTCATTTCTTTATAGGGGAATTTAGTTATTAAAGACATTATATTATCCAGTCTCCTTTTTTTCGGGTACTAATGTAGTTAGTTTCCGATTCAGTGTAAAAATCTTTGAGTTTTAGATAGTCAGTGCTTACTGGATTAACAATATACCTGGCTGTTAGTTCCTGATACAAGTACTCGGATATTTTAATTTGAGCCTCAGCATCATAATGGTTGCACGGAAGCTTACCTAAGTTACTCGTGTGTTTTACATAATCTTTGGCATGGTTAGGGTCATTGATTGTGTAGTCGAATAATTTTGGGTACATCTCACTAAGTTCATCGTCAACTTCAGGTCCGTTTACCAGCATGTCAGTCATAAGATAATTAGTGTCGGTTGATTTGAATAAGTTGATGATAGATAGCCAAATATCTAGTTTAGCTTTTGCTAATATTAGAGGATCATTGCCCTTCTGCATTAACCTTACGAACTGATTTTCCCACAACTGAGTGTAATGTTTACCCACTATATTAATAGCAACATAATCTGATATATGCCTACTATACTGTTCCATTCGTGTGCATGAAGTCATGCCTATTAAATAAAAAGGATTGCTTTCGGTATCTTTAAAGAAATAATCTACGGTTTTACGATATATTCTATGATTTCCGGTTCCGCCCATAGCTAGATTTACTACCGGAACATTTAGCTTTTTTGCTAATAAAGTAGGCCATCCTTGGGTTGAGGGATTTTCCAATCCTTCACAGTATGTAAAGCTGCATCCGTTAACAACTAAATGAGATATTGTTATTTCTTTTTTCATTGAAGCTATAATATAGCACATTGTTGCAAAAATGCAACTATTATGGTTAAGTTTTCATTGCTCGTTTAGCCATTTGCTGAACAGTTTTTTCACTGTCTCCGCCCTCTGGCTTGTCAGCAGTGTCCTCTTGATGGCCTTTAAAGACTACCTTATCACCCTGAATATTAGTAATAATACCTTTTAAGGGAGGAACTCGTACCATGTTGTACAAGTCATTAACGTCTAGTATAACGTCATATTGTTGAAAATAATCTAAAAGCTGGTCAACAGTATAGTTATCAGCATCTACTTCACCGGAGTCAACATCTTGCTGGAGTTGATTGGTTAGTGCGACGATTTGGCTAACCATCGCACTATCCTGATCTCTATCAAACTCACGCAATAACATTATATGTTATCGCTTTGCTCGGCCTGCACCGCCAGTTGGGAGGTCTTCTTCGTCATCCATATCTGGAATAGGAGGAAGTTCTGCGCCAGGTTCTTCTGCTGGCATTTCAGCATCAATATCTACGTTGAGGTCTACTTCTTCATCTCCGGCTGGCATTTCTCCTCCAACTGGCATTTCTGCACTTGGATCAAATCCAGCGCCAGCTTGTCCTGTTAGACCGCCTAGAGCGCCTCTGAGACCAGTCTGTGCTGCTTGTAGTGCAGTGTTTAATGTATTGAGTGCCTCAGTAGCAGCAGTGTTGAATGCATCACTTTCATTAACACCGATTTCACTCTGAATTGAATCAGTCAGTGCTGGAAGTTCTTTGACAAGCATATCATTAACATCTTCATACATTTTTTGTACAGAATCAATCATGTCTTGTGCAGCAAGAATTACCTGTGACTTATCTACTTCTTCGTTTTCAAAAACGATACGAGGAGTCTTAGCAACCTTAAGATGAGCAGACAGTGCTTGTTCCATGAACAACATCTTCATATAGGTCGGGTTAGTTTCCGAACGATGCTGCTTAGGTGATTGTCTAGTTTCAGCGATAAGCCCCTTGACTTTCTTTAACATTGTTAAAGTCTTTGGTCTGTCTAGACCTGAAATGTCAAAGTCAACTGCAAAGCTCTCTTTAAGAGCCTTTGCTGCAACATTATTTTTATCTAAATCAGTGAGTTTCATAGGTTATTCTTCCATATTGATTGTGTAGTATTTATCACACGTAATTAATTTTAGGAGCTTTTGCCCTAAACTTTTGTTCCTGCAATGCTCTAGAATTATTTATGTAATTTTTGATTTCTTGTAGGGTTTGTCTACGACAAAAATTGTCCTCTTGTAGCTTGATAGTATAGATCAACTTACTAGCCACATCATTTGAAGATTTGATTTTCTTTTTATGCACCGCAATGTCAATCGCAATACTACACAGTTTTAAATCTAAATGCTCTAATCTACGGCCTTCGCTGTATTTACCAAGATGATCAAATACACACCATGACATAGCAATCTTAAGACTAGAAAACTCACTCAATGACATCGTTTTGGATGAAAACACAGTATAGAATCCGCGCTTATTAAGTACAATTGAATACTTATTGAACAAGGTATATCTACCGGCATGTTCTTTAGTAACCAATATCTCTGAGATATTGGAGTCAAGACCCGAATCGATAAAGTTAGCTAATTTAATTGCGTTAGTCATACTACCTCAAAATAAATATTCTGTAATTCTACAGAAACGTTTAGAAATTTAGGACAAGCCGAATGCTGTCCTTCTATACTAATCATCGGTACACCCTCACAATCGTTATATAGTGCTCCTAATGGCTTAATACCATTTTCAAAAACACTAGGGTGTTGTATTTCAAACTCGAATTTCCAATAGTAGCAAGGTTCTTCTGTGTTGTAGAGGAATCCAAACTTATCAAAATCTTGTATATCCATTTGACACATGACAGGGATTTTAGTTACTTCAGGCTGTGACCTGAGAGAAATTACCTGTAGCACAGTATCAAAATTGCATTGTGTATTTCTTCGCTTTAGCCAATCATCAACTGAATCATCTATCGGCTTAGAACGGTTGTGTACACCGGTCTTTGTGATATCAAATAAAGTATAACAGCATATGCGATACATACACGTATTTAGAGTAATAAAAAACCCGGAGAATTTAAAATCCCCCGGGTTCTTGTTGTAGTAGTTTTACTAACTATTAGTTAGTGAAAGTTGCAGTTGCAGTTACAGCTACGTTTGCTGAAGTCCATGCATTTGTGAGTGCAGCGTCAAGTGTAGTAGTTGTCCATGCAGCGACTGGGTATACAGCGATTGCAAGTGTGTCGTCAGTTGCGTTAGTATACTCATAGATGTATACAGTTGCAAGCTGCTGAACAGTTTGGAATACTGCATTGATGTTGTCAGCTACCTGTGAACCGTTACCTGTGATGGTGAAGAAGTCAAGCTTTGGACCCTGAGGCTGTACAGTTACTGCCGAATCGATTGCTGAAGTGTTGCCTTCGTTGGTGTACGCACCGGCGTCTAAGTTTAGAACTTGCTGGAAGTCACCATTAACTCTTGTAAATTGTGCCATTGTATTATTTCCTTATAAAAGTGAGCCGAAGCTCATATAAGTATTTATGCCGGACAGAAAAAAACTCGGTTTTGGGTTACTTTTTCTTTCCAAAGTGAGCAGCACTAAAACCGCCGCGATTGACTAACTTAACTAGTCCCTTAGGAGTATTGAAGACAAATCCTTCGCCGCCCGGTCTATCATTGATTGATTGTTCTAGTCCTTTAACCTGCTGTTCAAGTTGATCGGAAAGACTATTTTTAAGTTCGGCGATAGCAAAGTACAATTCAATAAGATTATCTAATGCTTCCTTGTTTTGGAAAAGATAACCGTCGTTTTCCCCGACCAAGAATCGATATTGCTTACCACTGACATTGTTTTGTAGCCATTGCTCTAGTGGCAAGTTAGTTTGCCTAGTTGCTGTGTGTCCTAAGTATTTCATTAGAGCGTTTCTTGCCACACCATCCATGCCATTCAAGAAGTCATCCAGTTTACCATTCTTAGCAAGTGCTTGATTGACATTCGAAACTTCATTCTTAGGAGCTTCTAATGCAAAATCAATGCCCATATTCGGAGTGAGAATAGCAACCTGACTGTTACTCTGTAGACCTTTGCCGTTCCATGGCACGGGAGGTGAACTAATATCAGCAAAATACTGATGAACTGCAACACCTCCGCTGGTTCCAGCAATGATATTACCTAGCTCACTCTTTACAGGAACTGCATAAGTTACAGTATTGGGCTTGAATACGAACTTGCCGTCGACCGGGTTTAGTTGTTCGCCCCACATCAAGTCTCCCCAAAAGAAGCCTTTGTTAGCGCCTACCGCGTCTTTCAATCCATTCCAAATAGAATTGAGTCTACCGTACAAATCTGGGCGACTCTTGCCTCTACTAGCATCATACTCTTGCCAAAACTTAGGGCTTGTTCCTAAGTACTCAGTACCTTTATCAAACATATATTTGTCTGATACAGTGAATTGTCCTTTGTCATTGTATCCAAAGATAAGAGCTGGGAAACCGTCCCACTTGATAGTGAGTGTTTCTGGATTATCAATTACATGATACATTGAATCAACAGCATCACGAGCAGAGGACACTCCGCTGAGTACTGAATCCTCAGGATGGGGAGTTCTAGCATCTGCTTCAAGCAACCGTGATTCGTTTAGTAGTTCAACTATTCTCATTTTACGATGTCCAGCAATGTTCTGAACCAGTCAGATGTACCTACGCTCTCGCTAAGCTTGATATCAGTAGGAACACCGATGTCACGTACTGTAGGATTTTCTGAGAAATCTTTAAGCATAAGGTTTACTAATTCAGATGGATAATTTTCGTCCATTGCCTTACGTAATGTTTCATATGAATATAAACTATCAGCAGTACCAAGTTTCAACACTTTGGCAATTTCATTTGGGTCTTTATATGGACCGTCGATAATCTTGTTATTATTTTTCTTAGTGTAGCCATCGCCCTTCTTGTTAGGTTCAGGAGTTCTTAATACTTTTACCAACCCGTCAGTTGGGCTCCACATATATCGTTCTGATTGCATAGCTCTGCCATCGGGTAGTTTTTGTTCTGAGTCCTTACGATTTACGCGGGCAACAATTGATGCTAGTAAAAGATTTCTATACACTCCCTTGTACTTGCTATCTTTCTCCTGGGGTGCGTGATAGTAAGTCTTGAGCCAGCCCGGTTCGCCGGGCATGAAGTCTAATTGAACATACCCTGTTCTTGGTTTACCTTGTACTTGTTTGTTTGGATCATAGTTAGCAATCTTAACCTTAGTCATGATTACTGAACTTTTTGCAAGGTCTAGCACTTCTGGAATATTCTGTAATTTCTCTACGAATGCAGGAATATCCTCTGGGTCTATTTCAAGAGCAACATCGATATCGCCAGAAAATTCTTTCTTGCCTACGCTACCTAAAGTGTTGTTCTTGAGGTCAATGCCTAAAATCTTTTCTAGGCTATCCAATGTGGGTTCAATCTCATCAATATGGATTGCACCAACACCGGGCATTGCCCCACCTTCAGTTAAGATGCTCATCTGCGGCGTCTTGACTCTGTTGTAGTTTTTTTAGCATCGGGATTTTCTGCATCTGCTCCGGGCTTTTTAAATACCCCGTCCCAAACACTACCGGATTTTGGTTCTTCTTCATCAGGTTTATCAAGTTTATCAGTTTCATCTTTGATGCCAGCAGGTAATGAAGGTGAAGCTTTAGAAATCGCAAATGCAGTTCTTGCTAGTGTTTTGATTGCATTCTTATATCCTGAAGGATAAGAATCTTCGATTGCCTGAATCAGAGGCAAAACCGTATCTTCACTAGCTTTCCAGTCTACACCATTCATATACTGATTAAACCAAGCTAGTATATACTGACCAACGCTTTGCGGTCCGCCGCGTGATTGCGCTTGTTGAGTTGCAGGAACTGTAGGAGTATTTAGAGTAGCATTAGGCGGAAGATTGATGTTTTGTGGGGCAGGAGTTGACCCTGCTTTACCGACTGTTGCAGTAGTTCCAGCAGGTGTAGCTCCGAAACCGACACCGCCTGTTGTAACTTCCATAATGCTTTCGAATAATTGGTTTAGTTTAACGTAGCGAGTTTCAGCAATATAGTAGTTCTTACCCTCTTTCAGTACAGAAAGACCCAAGTCTTTCCAAGTAAGTCCTACTGCTTCTACCAACTTGTTAGCGAAATAGATTCGCCAAGCTTCTGACATAGTTTTACCTAAACGAAGATTATTAACCGCTTGATTGGCAAAAGCAGGATCAGTTCCTGCTCGTTTAATAATACCTTCAACGCCTTTAACAGCGTTATTCCATTCGGGCGTTCCTTGACGGTCAGCCATAGAGTTTACAAGTTCTTTTGTAAGTGCAATTTTTTGATTTTTATCAGTAGCTTGATTAATTGATTGTGCAGCCTGCTTAACGTAGTTATTGATATTCTGCGTTGTTTGCTGCTGTGACTTATTAGCTGCAACTGCGGGTGCTGTAGCACTTGTTTTGGCTGCGGGTGCTCCGGGGGTAGCTGGAGCTGCCGAAGGTGTTCCTGGAACTGCGGGTGTTCCTGAAGCAGTTGGAGCTGTGGGAGTAGGTTTAGCTCCTGGTTCTCCCGGTTCGGGCTTGACATCAGCAGGATTCTTTTCAACGGCTGTGGGTGAAAGAGTTCCTTTTACTTTAGGGTTTACTACTCGACCTTTAATTGCATTATCAAGTGAAGTGTAAGCGTCATCGTAAAAATCTTTCAAGAACATGTCTTGAATCATCTGTTGCTTGAGACCTTTACCAGAAAACGCACTTTTTACTGCGGCTGATCCGAAATCTCCGATAAAACTGCTTAGACTAAGCTCATCTAATTTCTGCTTTTCTATTTGTTCTTCAAGCTTTTTGAATTCACTTATTTTCATTTTTCTTCCTTAAGGACTTTGCAAATCTTGCTTGATCTTTACCCTTAATTGCACTCAACAATTTCTTCTCAAGCAGTTCTGCCTTATCGGAAGGATAGTGTTTTTGCATCAATTCAATCAAATTGATAGCACTAGTAATAATGTTGGACGCACGGTTTTCAATGATATTATTAATATCACGGGTATCCCCGAACGATTGGAGTTCTTCTAAAAGGCTACGAGTCTTTTTTTGCATAATAGTGTAAAGATCCTACTGAATGTATTTATTCTTAAGTCTGAAAATCATTTCTTAAGTGAGTTCAATAGTGACTTTAATTTAGCGGATTGTGCGTCCCCTACACCTTTAGTTTCCTTTTGTTCAATTGTATTATGCACTGCATCGTTAGTAGAACCTACTTGACTCGTAGTTTTAATTTGACTTAGTATTTGATTAGGAGTAGGCTGTTGCTGTCTACCCTCTTCTGGATCGTCATCAGTAATACGCATAGTTTCAATGTTGTATTCCAAATCAATCTTCTGACCTACCCCAGTGGAACTACGAGACTTCATACACTGAATCTGATACTTGCCGCGCTCTTTCATAGAACGTGACGTAAAGATACCGAACACATAGTCAGCAGTATTAATCTTAGAAATACCGCCTGCAATGTGACTGTGATCGAATTCGATTTCTTCAACTGCACTACGATTTAACTGTGATGCAGTGATGAGAAGAACACCAAGTTCTTTCGCTAGATTGCGAAGTTCTTCTGATACATACTTGTCCTTGATGAACTGGTCGTTAGGATTGACTTTGACAGACACCGGCATGACCAAATCAAGATAGTCAATCATTACGAAATCAACCTTGATACCAGTCTGAATCTGCACTTCTTTAATATAAGAACGAATAGCGTTGACGTTACTCTGTGCCGGAAGTGCTTTAACACGATACTTACCGAACTTCTTACCAGCCATCTTGACTCGCAATTCAGTATCATCCAAATTCTTTCGAATGTCTCTAGTACTCATATTAGTCAACATAGCATCAGTACGAAGCGATGTCAATTCCTCTGAAAGTTCGAGAGTGATATAGACCCCACTAAGTCCCTGACTGAGCCAGTTAAGTGCAATGTTCATCATGACAAGTGACTTACCAGAACCAGAGCCGCCTGCAAAGATGTTCAACTCGCCACGACTCATTCCACCATACATAACTCTGTCAAGCTGGGGCCAACCAGTAGATACCTGACCACCTGCATTGAAATACTTGTTCAATCGTTCCTTAGGGTCAGCGAAATAATCTGTACCCATGTCACGCTGTAGACTGATTTGCACTGCATCTTTGATTAGTTGTTCGACCGGGTCAAACTCCCCCTTCTCAAGCATATCGGCTGCTTTAAGAATAGCTCTTTCAAGCTCCTGACGCTTAGTGAACGACTCAAATTCTTCCAAAAACCATTCGTAATGTCCATCAGACAAGTCTTCGATATGGTCAATTGCTTCACCTGTGGTTGCTTTAATCTGCGTTATATCAGGCATAATGCTATACTTGGCAGTATGCTCTACGATAAATTCCGCAACGTTTCTTAGACTACGATCAAAGTTTTCTGGATTCATGATGTTCATGACACGAGTATACAACTCGGAATTAGTGACCATCATCTGAAGGAATAGACGTTGTATATCAGTGTTATATTCTTTTAGCAAGTTTTGTCCTTATCATCTGTAATTTGATCTTACTGTTAGTTGCACTTTTCAGTATACTTAGCAGTGTCGGCAATTTGCCATATTTTACTACTGCATCATTAGCATCTTTTATCTCATCACTCCATTCGGGAATGGCGACATGAAACCCTAGCTCTAATGCTCTATCGCAAATTGCTAGTCCAGTCTTATCTAAGTCTGGAACGACAATCACTTTGCGATTAAGCCTTCGTAGTATCTCTGCTTGCTCATCACTAATTGTATCATGGGTTAGCGCACAGGCGTTAAGAGAAAGGGCGTCAAAGATACCCTCAACTACTAAGCAAATTTCCCAATTAGGCTTCTGAAAATCATATCCAAACACATACCCAGTCTGCTGTTCTTTGATGAACTTTGGTGTTCTGTCATCAAGATACCTACTAGTATGCCCTACTATCTTGCCCTCAAACGTATAAGGGATAATGATTCTGTTACTATTTCTGCCTTGCTCATCAGGAGTAACCATAAAAGGATACTCATCATGCTTTATAGCTCGGCTGCTCAAATATTCAATGAAGACCTTATGTTTTTCATTAGTAGTATCAAGCAATTCAGCATCCGGCAGCGATAGTTCTTTGAACTTTACTTTCTTCTTTTCTTTTCTTACCTTGATAAAATCAAGCAGGTCTTTTTGTTGTAAGCTTTCTAGATTCCACTTAGCAATCTGATTCTGTTCAATACCGCACCATTCAAGTAACTGTCTTGTGTTGCGGCTGATACTCTTTCCTAACTGAAAACCTGCTTTGAAATCACAATTGAAGCAGTGATAGCTCCAGTTGTCGCCATCAAATCTAATGCCTGCTCTGCTTCTCTTGTCAGCTTTGTGCCCGCGGTGATGACAGCAGACCGCATTGAAGCTAGTCCAGCCACTTTGGGTAAGCTTCTTCTTTCCCGGAATAATTGTCAGGATATCAAACATTAATTGATTATAACACTAAATTCGTTATCGTGCAAGTATATTGGTTACCGCACCTGAATTACTTGTAAATTCTACCTTGACGAATGGATGATATCCATGAATGGTATATCCTCTAGTTTCAGTCACATTAGCTAAGTCATCATCAGCTTGAATCACATAGAAGTCTCCGTCTACGATACTGGAACCTAATATAGCAACATTTCCGTAATATTCGTCATATCGTGTTTGAATAGTTAGGACTGGATTAGATTGTGTGTTAATAATACTTGTATCGTATACAAGATTAGTATTGCCGCTGCTATTACTAATGTTGGGGAAAGCCTGACCAGTTGGAATAGTTACTGTCTGTGAAGGAACAAATGAAGGCAATACAGAATTTACAATATTCATGTCGCCTCTTGCCCCTGCATTCGAATCTACGAATACAGGATAGTCAAACTCGCCTACCGGAATCTCTAGTGAATAATATGCTCTTTGAGCATCGATGCCTTCAATGTCAGCAGCATTAACTTTAAGTGAGGCAATACCGGTAAGTGCGAAATCTAAATCCAATGCTTTTCGAAGCAGGACTTCGGTTCCGGTGTAGTTAAGGATTCTACAAGTAATACTTTTACCTGTGATGTCTACTGGCTTCTGTTCCTGATTTAGGAACTGAAACTGAATTCGGTTGTCTACACCCTTGTTGAGTGTTAATGGTTTTGCATATACAGGCATATACTTCCTCGGTGAGTTTCCAATGAGGAGTACAACAGTTTGCCGTTGTGTATAAACGAATACAGATGTTGCGTACACTTAAATCTCCTCAGTAAAGTATTTATTCATTAAAATATTACTTTGGGCAAAAAGGTGTAAATATGTATTGTGAGTATGAACGAAGACTTTTTCAAGAAGCTGAGCGAGAATCATCCCTATATTTCTATTTGTTCCTACGCTGGTCAAGACTATGTAGGTATAATACAAAATAGAGACGATACCGTGACATCCATGTATGATTATGGAGCCATAGTTCTCCCTATTTTACGTGCTAAGTATTTAGAATTGGGAGATATATGGTGGTGGGAATCGAATAGAACGATTCCTATCAACCTTTTCTTAAAAGAAGAATGGTCAATCTTCAAACCATACATCAAAACATTCAACAATAAAAGTCTAGATATCGTTCATGGCCCAGTCGTTAGTATGAATGAATTCATTAAGAAACGTTCAAAGCGTAGAAGTATCACTCTTGTTAAGCGGATGCCTTAGAGATATTCTTCCGGAAATAGTGTACGTGAAGAACACTTAATAAATCTTCCATTGCTATCACGTACAATGATTTCTATATCGTGCGTCTCATCATCAAGATTTACTTGAGCTGGATGATTTTCTCCAAACGTTTCTTTGAGATCGTCCATAATCTTATCGCATAGCTCTAACGAAATATCATGAGTAATGTATTTCTTGATAATATTTTTTATCTTCTGTCCAGCGTCATGGTCAGTAATACTTTTTAGTTGCACATTTGTATCAAATGTTGACATTATTAATCCTTTCTACTCAATTTCTTTAATTCTTTCTTTCGCTTATCCTTAGCCATCTTAAACGACAAACTACCTACCCGCTGGTCAAATGTGACTCCGATTAAGTGGTCGTATTCATGCAAGAATACTCTGCATTCAAATCCAGTCAGTTCACGTTCAACTAATTCACCTGATACAGTATGATATTGTACTACCGCAGTGGTAGGGCGCTTAACCTTCATGAACAAGTCGGGAAAACTTAGACAACCTTCTAAATCGGTGCCACGGTCTTCTGAGAGTGAGACAATCTTAGGATTAATACAAGCCACAAGCTTAGTGAAGTTACCCATGATAAAGATGCGCTTCTTGATTCCTAGTTGAGGGGCAGCAAGTCCTACTCCACCATTGTCAGCCATAAACTTTGACATAGCCCTAACCAGTTCTTCGGGGCTGCCGTCAAGTCTAAAGTCCCAATCTTCTGAAACGTCAAGTAACTGTGGATTGTTTTCCGCTAGTAATGTTAGGTTCATAGTTGTACTCCGTACTCTTTTAGTATTTCAATGTAGTGTTCTTCGCCCTTGTGAACATGATCTACAAAATGGTCAGGTGCTTCGTCGTTAGCCATGTCACTGATATACTTATGGCAGATAAACACTACACTTGCTATTTGACAAGCTTTAGCAATGGCAAATGCTTCCATATCAACTAGGTCAGCATTGATATTATATGTATCGGTTACAAAATTATCACCCGTACTCAGTGACCATCCATCATCACCGATGACAATAGGTGCATGTAACACTTCTGCTTGTGGTCCAACAATCACCCCACCTAGGATAACGTCACGTTGATTAAATGTAGTACACTTGTAGATGCCACCATGGGATGCGGTTATACCGCCAGCAGTACCGAAGTTGAATACCCGAGCGGGTTTATACCGTTCAATTAGTGTAGCAGCAACAATAGCTGCATTTACTTTGCCAACACCAGTATAGAATACGTTACTCTTGCCTATAAATGAGGGAGCTTCCTCGGGCATTGCTAATAAAATAATATCATTCATGTAAAAATTCCATATAATAATACAGTAAGAATAAAGATATTACAAGTTAATAGGGCGCGGTCACGGTCTACATAAGAAGCATACGCCCACAATGCGGTTCCCATGAACCCAACAATCATATCTTCTGTATGGTAACCAAAGGCTCTAAGAATTGTTGCTACAATTACGCCTGTTGTACCTAACCATTTAATCAGATTCATATGATACAAGTGATAAAACTGTTGCACCTGTTTCACGAAT